CTTTCTTCCCATGCCTCGGCAAACGCCCTTGAAATATCGCCAATGATATCCAGCATATCAGCTAGCAACTGAAGTAAGTTTTCCATCACTTTTTGTCCGGTGCCATTATCCCAGACATGTAAGAATGAATTACCTACATCACCTAACAAGCGTTTGATTTCTTGCCATGAGTATTTAGCAGCATCCACAACAGCTTGACCTTTTTCATCCCAAGCTTTCTTCATTGGATCAAAGATTTCACCCAGAACTTTTTTGACCTTGTTAGCTGCATCAATAGCATTCTGTGAGGCTTCTAATGGAACATTCCAGTCAAGTCCTTGGTTACCATTTCCTGCACCACTATCATCTAATCCAGCATCATCAAAAATAGGACTGTCTTGCTTTTGTTGCGGAGTAAACTTCTCTAATGGTTGTGCCTCAAATGAACCATTATCTTGATTATTTTTATTGTTATCAAGAACATTAAGCTCATCGAATCCCATTAAAGAAGCTTGCAAGTCTTCATTAGCTTTCTTAGTGTCTTCGAATGCTTTTTTAGCTTGTTCATTAGACGCCTTAATTCGCTCATTTTCGGCTGCAACTGCTGCCGCACCTTGACGATTAGCTTGGGCAATTTGCTGGTTAGCACGTTGTACGGCTTTAGCTTGTTCTTGCTGTTGTTTTTTAACAGCTTCATTAGCTTTACTTGCCGCCTTAGAAGTATCATTCATCGCTTGCACTTGATCGTACAAACCATGTGCGCCACTTCTGGCACTAGATAAACTCATCCCTGTTAAAGCAGAGCTAAATTGCGCAATCCATGCTGTTGCTTTCCTTAGTGAGTTCATCAAAGCATTCACAGCTGGTAAAACATAGCTATAAATAGGATAAAAAGCAGTTAATAGATTTACTTTAATTGCATTAAAACTACTTGCAAATTGCTTATTAGTCATTAATGCTGCACCCATGCCTTGGGCTAGCATCATAATTGCTTGGTAGAGCAACGTAAAAACAATTAATTGACTAGCTAGCATACGCATTGCCATCCGAACGCCCTTAAGACGTTCGCTTAACATTGACGCACCACCACCAGCTCGACGCATAGAGGAACTTCCACTATTGCCAAAACGTTTTAAGGATGAATTAACGTTAGAAATAGTATTTCTTAGTCTATTAAATTTCGAACTAAGCCCCGAAACATTTTTGCTTTCTTCAGATAACTCAGTGTTAATTCTAGAAGAACTAGCCTTTAGCTCATCTCCACGAGAACTTACATAACTATATGCTTTAGCAAGTTCATCACTTCTAGCTACCAAGCGCTTATATTCAGCTTCTGCTTGCTTAAGTTCCTTATCATTACCTGCGGATCTTCCAAGAGTGGCATCATTATCTCTCATTTCAGCAATTGAGCGTCTAATTCGTTCAATCTTGCCTTCTGTTTGATCCATTTCAGTTTCAATACGCTTAAGAGATGAAGGAATCGAATTAAGCTCCTGCGACATTTCTTGCGCAAGAGCTTTGGCTTGGTTCTGATATCTTGACATCTTAATTTGAGCGTCAGCAATTTGATCGTCTAGTCTCATTGACTTAACTTTACTTCCTTGCTTACTCATATCAAGATTATCTCGGTTAGCAGTTAAAGTAGCTATTCTCCGTTGCATAGACCGAGCTTGTTCCATCTTTTCATTGAAGTGGGTAGCCAGTCCATCGACTTCTTTTTTAGCACGAGAGGCTTCAGCTTGGATTTCATCATCGATACCTAAGTCAACGGGACGCTTAGGCATATAGCTTTGAATCCGTTTTTCTTGGTAATCGTCAAAACTTGAATTCTGAACTTGTGGACGTGTCTCTACTCGATCTCTTCTCTGTAGTTGCTCTTTAGGCTTAGCAATATCAGATACGGCCTCACGTGCTGCACTAGTTTGTTGTGCAATTCGTTGTTGCATATTAGAAGCCTCTTGCAGCCGTGCAGTTAAACTATCCAAACTCTTTTCTGATTGATTAACCGCTTCTTTGGAACTTTCAGCTTGCTCTTTATTCCCTTGGATAACCTTATCAGTAACATCGTTTTGAGTATTGAGAGTTTGTTCGAGCAGTTTTTGCTTAGCATTTTCAGCCTCAGTCCGTTGACGAACTTCTTCTTTAGCAGATTCATTTGCTTTTGAAACATTATCATTCATTGACTGATTGATTTTGCCTAAGCCATCTTGAATCTTATATTGCATATCATTAGTTTTCTGACTGATGATATTAGTGAACTCATCAAGCTTTCGCATTACATCCCCATAATTGGCAGTAAACCTTAATTCAAGTTCTTCTAAATCCATTAACTTCCACCTCCTTTATCTTTGTTAAATTGCTTAATTCGTTGAGCTTGTTGCATTAATAGGGCCTGATCTTGTTTCCAATCAGGTTCATTCGGTTTAGAAGTCTCTTCCACATTGTCTTTGACAAATGGATAAGCTTCTTCAACTTTTGGCATTTTAGCAGGATCATTAAAGGCAAATGCAACCATCTCACTTAAACGATGGTCCATGTATGCCTTAGCACGCAGGTCTTCTAATCTTCGCTTTTCATTAGCATTAATTTGCGTCATAATCTCGCCAAAATCCATATCCCAAAAGTGATCTGCATCTATACCTGATTCAACTGCAATTGGGTATAGATGTTTGAATAGATCTGAGACTGTATCAAAATGGTCCTCGTTTACATCAGTTCGTCTTCGGTCGTTTCCACTGAATCGAGAGTTACTTCTTCCGATTCCGTATTGGTCTTGGTACCCTTCTTCTTTTTCTTGCCGAAAAAACCGGATTCATCAAATAGTTCCATCAACTCATTAAATAAGTCCATGGTAGTGTGACCATCATCTAAATATTGTTCAAACGCTTCAATAACGCGCTTATCTGTTACACCATGACTTTGATTTGCGCCTTGTAGAACAATCAGAATTTCATTAACTGGTGGCAATTTATTTCCGCCTTGTGAATCCATGAAGAGAGAGAGCATTGATTTACCTAAGCGTCGTTCAATCTTAAAAATTTCACGACCGCCTAATTTTAGGTCAAGTTCAAGATCACCCAATTGTACTGTCTTAGTTGCTTTCTTAATTGTTGTTGCCATAATTTAATTTCTCCTTTTTAATATTTCTATAAAAATAGACGTGGAAATCGAACCCACGTCTATCATTGGCTATTATCTACTTGTAGCTTGAGTTGATCCGGCAGCAGTAAAGTGAGGACCATCAGATACAGTAATAGTAATTGTGTAACCTAATGCCCCATTAACAGCTACGGCACCAAACTTAATGTTGTAGGATCCACGCATTGTTGCAGTCATGCCATCTGGATAAGTAACTTTCCAGTTGTATTGCTTACGGTTACCAGCTTCTTTTAGTGCTTTGGCAAAACTAGCGCCCTTATACACAGCTTGGAATTGTACGTTAGACGCATTTTGGATACCTTCCACTTGCTTACGTCTATCATCTGCTAAGGTAGTAACATCAATCTTTTCAGTATCTCCACCTAATTCAGGAATAGTTTTAATATCTGCAATTTCTTCCCAGGTAGATCCATCTTCTGATCTTTCTAATTTAGTTCCAGTTCCTACGAGTCCTTCGGAACTATCAACGGAAAATCGTTGAATATCTAATTCCAATAAATTGCTATATAATTTTACGTTTTTCATTTTTTATCCTTTCTGATATACACGTTTACTTGTGTTATCTACAATTCCTGTAAACACAAGTACTACTCGTGCTACTCCATTCAAATCTTGATCGCCAACGCTATTAGAAAAGCCCATTGCTGAAAACTCAGCAATAAGCTTATTTTTTATTTGCGTTAGTGATCCTTTGTCATTATATAAATCAATCGTTATCTTCCATTCTGTATCAGTTTCTTCCTGATAAGCATTACGAACGTAAGACGACTGAGTAGTTGAATAAATCGCAGTCGGAAATGCTGTGAATGCTTCTGGATAAGAAGGTGAAACTAGTTTTAGTTCTGGAATGGATTTAAGCGTCTTAAAGACAAGTGCTTTAACGTTATAAATTTCCATCTAATCACCTAACTTATCACGCAATTCTTGATCTACAGATTTTTTTATAATTTCTGGTGCTTCCTTTTCAATTCGATTAGCAGCAGGCGTCATAAATTGTCTAGCTGGTTGACCAGCAGTTCTATAGAAATATTTACCGTTGATTTTTATCTTAGGTATGCCATAAATCTTAGTTAAATCCAAATCAACTGTATCCACTGGGAAGAACCAGGGTGTTTGTCGATATGTAATTGCAATACCTTGTGGAAGTTGTTTATCCGACATTTCTCCAACTAAACCAGTACCAAATTCACGAAACACTGCAACCATAGACGAGTTCCACCAGCGACCAATAACTTCATCGTTATCAATTTTAACTTCATGCTTAAAGCTCCGTGCAAGTTCGCCAGTAGAATACTTTATGCTGGATTGCAATTCGTCCACTGCATAGGCTTCTGCTTGTTCAATGGCAGTTTCTTGTCCGTTAGCTGTAGCATTAGCAACTACGCTAGGGAGCTTTTTGAGTTTTGTTTTTAACTCATCAAGTCCTTTAAATTCTACATTAATCATTTTGCTCATCCCTTTTTATTCGCTCTAAAGTGACGTTTTTATGAGTAGAGAACTCCTGAATGGCTGTAATCTTATAATCTGGATCACTAGTGCTGGGAACATTTAAGCAAATTCCATAGCCTTCTCCATGTCCTTCTGAAAGCAAATCTCCTTGATATTTACATGTTTTAATGTACTTGATATCTTTACCGTAGAGTTGAGCATTAACTGCACCACCAGCAGATTGAACATTCAGTTTTATTTGCTGAGGATCACCCCAACCTTTAGTCGTATAACCCTCATCATCTTGAATATCCGCAGGCTTTCTAATATAAACAGTCGTTAAGTCACTTTCTTTTAACCTCATAGCCTAGTCACCTTTGCTATTCGATAACGATTTAAACCTAATCGAATATCTTTAGGAATTCCAACTTCAAGGTAATTAGTAACTCCACCTTCTGTTCGTTGGGTTTCGCCTTCTATACCTAGTCGATTGTAATTAATAATTGCTAGCTTTTTAACATAGATATCCATGTTGCCAACTAACTTCTTTTGCCCAGTATAATCTAGAACTTGAGCAATTGCTTCTTTAATTAGATCAGTTGCCAATTCACTATCAGAGATTTGCAATCTAGTGCTTAGGGATGAAACCATTTCTGCCATTTGATCCACATTAAGCACCTCCACAATTAGAGCACTTTAGCTTGGAAAACATCATCTGCACTGGCAAATGATGGAAGCATAGTAGCAGCTGCAAGGATCCAAGTACCAATTGGGTCTTCACTTGTTTCATATACCTTAGCCATCACATTGCCTACATTAGAAACTTGTGCGTTGCTTGAAACTAAACGATTTTCTTCTGGAGTTGGACCATAAATCTTTTGACCTGGTACTTCATCATTAAATAGCACAATTCTATCTTCTGGGAAGTAAGATTGAGTTGTAACGTTGCCTTTAGCATCTTCTGTACGATATTTTCCATCATAAGCACGGATAACTGGCAATCCTTGTGCAGTCATCCATTGGCCTAAATCTGATTGACCGACAACACGGCCCGTATCTTTGCCAAAGATTGCTTCCTTGATTTCGGTGCTGCGCATTAATACTCGAAGTACCTTCTTAGAAGTCAAGGCTCTTGTAGGAGTAATGTCTAATTTATCAGACCAATCTTGCAAGTTTTCAATGATCGAAGCACTATCCTTGTCCCAAGTACTAGTGCCTGTTAATGATGTTTGATGTGCTTTAGGTACACCATAATCAATAGAGATACCATTTGCGTTATCAGTAATCTTACCAGTGGCAAACATTTCCATTGTCATCTTTTCGCCACGAGCTTTTACAGCTTGAACCATAGCATCAATGTCATCAAAAACGTATTGCTTTAAGTAATTTCCTTCAGCAGTATTGCGTGGTGCTTGAAGCTTAATCAACATTTCTTCAGTAAGTTGCATTTTACGCTTTACATATGCCAACTCAGCAGTCATCTTGCTTGCATCACGACTACCAATTTCAGCTTCACTATCAAATGCTGAAATATTAGCAATAGTTGGTACTCGACTGCCTGCCTTTAAAATATCTACTTCAAGAGTTGGTACTTTAACAGCTGGAAATAAAGTATCACCTAACATATCTGGATATTGACGATTGCGAGTATAGTCAAGAACAGTGCTTTGACTAAACATATCAAGAATTGGTGTAGCAAATCGTTGTAAATTTAATTTTAACTTTTTATCTTTCATTTACTATTTTCTCCTTTATTGAATTATTAACCCCTATGTGTATCACCAGTTGATGAGGTTGTTTCTGTTTCTAGGTCCTTAAAATGAATTGCAGTCATTGCTTTAATTGCTTCAGCCGTTGGTACTGGATCAAGACGTTGACTTAAGACCCAACCTTCACGCATTACGGCAACCATTTGATTAGTATCACCATCTGTCACATAAACGTCATTAACAGTAATACCAATAGCTTTAGCATCATTAGTTGGGTATACAGTACCAGCTGGAATATACTTTCGACCTAGATCGTCAGTTTTTACATTGTAATTATCTTTGTTAACTGTTTCTGGAAAAGCAGTAAATTTTTCAGAAGCAAGAAAATTTAATTGCTTACCATTTTGAAATTGTGTGTACATATTTATTCCTTTCTAATTCCAAAAATCATTTTTTACATTTTGAGATTCATTAGCTCTTTCAGCAAAGATTTCTCCAGCAGTTTTGTTAGTTTGAGTATTGCCTGAGATCTTTGGTGGTTTTGCACCTTGAGCTAATCGAGTTTCAACAGCATCATGAACAGCACTTCTAAAAACGTCACTAACTTTTTGATAAGTAGATGTCATTTTATCCTCATCAGTTAGAACATCATCGAAAACATCTACTAGCTCTGCTGGCAAGCCATCTGTAATTAACTGCGTTGCCAATTTACTCTTGTTTTCACGCTTAGTTACATCAGCTTCTCTGTCAAGTAAAGCTTGTTCACGTTGTTTGAATTCATACTCTTGTCGTTCTTCTGGAGACATATTCTTAAGATCTTTTGCTTTTTGAGCTTTATCGTTTTGCTCTTTTTCCCACTTAGAGCGAGCTGTATCTAAAGCCTTAGCCAATTTCTTATCTACGAAAGAATCCAATTCTGATTGAGTATTAAAGGTTTTAAAAGGTTGCTCATCAGTTGAACCATTATCTTTTACTTCATCTTGTGCATTGTCACTGTCATCACCTCCCTCACCTTGTCCTTCATCAGCAAATCGTTGTAAATCAAGTTCTAATAAATCTTCATAAAACTTATTTTCCATAGTTATTTCCTTTCTACCCATGCACACTTGCAAAAAACTGCATGAAAAAAGCCACCCCATATTTCTACACGGTGACTTCAAGATATACAGTAGCAAGTCCACATACGTATATTTAGTTTTCAAGGCAGTTTTATGACTTGCTTAGGTCTACGAATTACTTTTTTCTGGTTTATTACTAGCACTTCTAGCATTACCTAAATAAATTACAGGAACGGTCCGGCAAAAGGGATGCAGTGGCGGAACGTTCTTACCAAATACTGCATCTTTAACATTGTAGACATTTCCATTTATGGATCTACATATTTTACTGGTACGACTATCAATAACTGCTAGCAATTGATATTGCTTAACTCCACGCTTACGCCAATTATCTAGCTTAATTTTAGAATAAAAAAAATTGGCTTCAGTCCTAATCAAACGACTAGCATAGAACTTGCCAACATTGAATTCTTGTTCAATTCGCTTAATCATTTCACGTTCAGGGAGATTACTCAGTTCTTTAACTGTAAATAATTCCTGCAATCTTTCGGCTAATTTATCTGTATTACCCCAGATACGTGATGAAAAATTCTTCCCTTTCCAACGAGTTTCTAGTGCTTTTTCAACATAGCGATTAGGGATTTCAGTAATCTTACTCTTAGGAACATCCTTATCCATTGGAACAGTAGCCACTTCTTTACCAGTATCAGGATTTTTAATGATTATTTTGTCCTGTTTAACTTCTACAGAGTGAGGAGAGTGTAAAGTGTAATCCTTAGTAGTGTCATAAACAGCACTTTGTTTCTCTGCTTCTGACCAGGCACGCTTCATTATGTCAGTATGCAATTTAACATTTTGATCTAGTTCGATTGCACCAGCCGATTTTGCAGCAATATATGCTTTAAGTTGCATTTCCTCAAGTCGTGTAATTCTGCTTTTAGCTGCAAGTCTACTTAAGTAATCATCAACTGCTTGCCTACTTTCCTTATCAGCAATACTAGACGATAAGGCTTTAAGAGTAACCAATTCAGAGGGCGAAATGTGCGATGACATGATAATTGCAACTTCGTCTTTAGTAATATCTGCATAAAAATAGCGACGATAGATCTTTTTAACCTCGTCGCTCAAGTATGATTGTGCTTTTTGATATGCATTATTAATTATTCTTAATCTCTTAGTTGCTTCATCTTGATTTCTTTGCTCATCTTGTAAATCACGTAATTGCCAATAGGTAAACTTTTTCTTGTTAACTTTCATAGAACATCAGCACCAAGAAATGTATTGTCCGTATTGGTCAATTAATTGGTTTACCGTATTTTCAAATGCACTTAATAGTATCTTATTTTCAACGCTTTTGGGATCTGAAAATACAGCAGTTAGCAAACCATCTTTATCAGTTACAGTTACTTTAGTGCAATTATTTACAGTATGAGTAATAAGCGTAGAAAATGAAGCACAAACAATATCCGAACCCTTAACACTATACTGCGCGTGTCCGGTGACTCTGATTATTGTTTGATCCGGTTTCTTTATCATTCTCACTCGAATCATCTTGCTTATCCTCCAATTCTAAACGATCTGGATCTTGCCCACGTAATGCTTCTTGATTCTTTTTAATTGTTTCAGCATCTTGCTGATTCATTTCATCAATGACATCTTGAGGATTATCAACATCAGGAAGCCAACCATAAGTATATTTTCTAGGAATTATTCCATCCGCATTTTTAACGTTATTAACTACATCAGATAAATTAGAGGGAATATTAGCTGCAAGTGAGATCTTACATCCACTAGCATCATCATTAGCACCTTTAATGTTTACAATTGTTTGAATCAGTTTCAATCTTCGACGTAAGCCATCAAAGAAATATCGCTGTTTGATTGATAATAAGTTCTCTAAACCAAATAACTTAAACTTCATTGCTTCACCAGAAACATTACCCATGAACTTTTCATCATTCATATTTGGCACATATGAAATCTTGTGGATGTCGTTTTCAATGGATTGACTAAGTAAATTAACTTGAGTTTCATCAAAGCTCTTAGTTAGCCATTCAATATCAGCCCCCTCTTCACGCGGAGGAGCTTCAATTGCGCCACGATTCAAACGTTTAATGTCTTCGTTATCATCTAGACCAAAACCAAAGGTAACAAGTATTGCATCAACAAATGCTTCCTTATCCGAAATTCGATCTGTCTGTAATAAGTTATATGCATCAATCAAAGATATGAGCTGTTCAAAATCTCCCTGTCGTTCTTCATTGTTTCTAAATTCAATTATTGGAACTGCGCTAAATAAATTCTCGCCATCATAAACAATTGGATCATTTGCTGAAACTTCCATAGACATTTTCGTACGATACTCTACAATTCGCTGAGGCATGTAAACAGTAATGCTATAGCCATTAGTATTACCATTTAAGTCTTTCTTTTCTTTTGTAAATACTGCAAATAAAGGCTCATGCTCAACAGTATCATCGCAAACTACAATGGTTGCTCTTGGGTCAATTACTTCAATTTTAAGTTCAGTATTTGGAGTAAGTTTTTCATTCCCTAATTCATCTCTAACAGAGATTGGATCAGTCTTCTCAAGGTATAACAATTCATATCCATAGCCAAATACCGATAAGTCTTTCTCTAGCTCAATATCATGCTTATGAATATCAATTTGATTAAATACTTCTAGGATATCATCAATATTCTTACCCTTTTCAGCAACATATTTGACAGGGTTACCGGTCATAAAGCCCACATTCATATCAGTAATGTATTTAGCATGATTAACCATTATATTAGCTGCTTCAACGGTAGCATTATCAAATTCATGCTTTTCAATTTCTTGCTTACCATTGTAATAATCAGATAGTTTATCTAACCTTTTTTTGCGATTTTGTAATTCTCTAATCGCATAGTTAATTGCCTTAATATTCGGCTCATTAACATTACCAAGTAAATCTTTATCAATTACAACTGCCACTTTTACACCTTCCTTCTATAAGCCACGTACTCTAGGACGTACAGTAACCTTTGCAGTAACTTTCTTGTAAATAATTGTGTATACGAAATATCTCATTGCATCACAAGCATGGTCATGCTGTTTAACTGGTTTATCTTCGCCATGTTCTGCTGCTTTATCATCCCAAACATAGCTGGCTAATTCTTTAAAAAGATTAGGACAATTCATACTAAATTTGATCTTTCCCTCGTTCATAGCCGTCTGAGTAACTCTGATACCATCTAGCACATCATTCTTAGCTTTTCTAACCCGAAAGCCATTCTGTCTTAAAGTTGCACTAAACGATGCAGCTGATGGATCAATAATCATTTCTGCTTTAATATTGTCAAGAAATTTCTTTAAGTCCTCGCAATATTCTTCATCTGTCTTCTGCCGTGAAGTAGCACGTCCTGAGTAGTAATACTCTTTGATTAAGTACCAAACACCGTGATTACGTCCCCATAAGAGAAAAGCCGTTGGGTTAAGTGTTCCGTAGTCACATGACACATAGTACTTTTCAAAATGACTAGGTAACTCTTTGACAACCATAGTATCTTTATCAAAGTTGTCATAGATAACGCCTTCTGACATAACCCACAAACCTTGAATGTAGCGCTGATAGAACACGCCTGTATACATACGCTCATATCTGCCTATTGTTACGCTATCAAGGGATGGATTATCGTGCATTGTAAAGTGAAGTCTCAATGCACGTTTATCTTTCATCTGGTCAATCCAATCAAGCTTGAACCAATGATAGGGACCAGCGGGGTTACAGTTAAACCACATCTTTGAGCCACTAACCGAACAACGGGCAGTCGCTTGGTTAACAAATGATTCCGGCATAAGTGCAACTTCATCAAAAAAGAACCCAGCTAAGGTAATACCTTGCACCAGGTCCTGTGAAGCTTCATCTTTACCGCCGAAGACGAAATAATAATTAGTGTGCCCGTTCTTACTAATGGTTATCATATTTTCTGAGCGAGAATCATGTATTATATATCCTTCGCTCTCTAGCATACTTCTCAATGGTCTCAACACATTACGTCTAAAAGAACCAATAGTCTTACCAGCCATACCAAATTGCTGACCTGTAAAATTAGTCATCGACCACAATATGTAAGAGAGGGACATTACTACGGTCTTGCCGGCACGAACCGATCCATCGCAGATAATAGCCTCATAATCCTTTAAATCAGGATTAGCCCACCAGCTTAGAACTTGCAGTTGCTTCTTGGAAAATGGAGTGAAATTGAATCTAACTGTTTTCATTGTCATCTTCACTCCATATCTTATTCATTCCGCCAATTAAAGCATTGAGTAGTGAAGTCGTGCTACCATCGTTAACCTCAGGCTCAGGTAAGCGATCAAGAAGGATCTGCATTGCTTTCTGACGATCTTCCATTTCAACAACTGCTTCACCTTTATCAATCCGAATACTCTTAATGTTAGATGTATCAATATCCTTACTATCTTTTAACTTAACAATATTTTCATAGTAGAAATCTTGCTTACCTGTTTCAGGATTAATCTTTGGCTCATACTTAAACTTGCCATTTGAATCCTCATAAGGACCATTCTTATCGCGTACTTTGTAAAAGACTAAATGCTTCTTAGTTCTAAATGAAAGAACATCAGATATATTACTAGTAGCTTGGTGTAAATAACGCAATAGAATGTCATTAGCAGTGGCAAATAGCTGTTGGGATTGTTTTTTCTTAAGCTGAGTAAGATAAGTTTTAACTCTAACATTTCCCATCAATCGTGGACCATTAGCAGACGCTGATTCATAACTTCCACCATAAGCTTTTTGATAAGCCCAGGTGGCATTGTATCGCTGTAAATAGTACAAACAGAAAGCCTTTTGCTTATCTGTTAACTCATCATTATCTGGCAATTCTGGTGGTGGTGGTAAAGATGGTGCAACCTTTTCAGTTTTTGTACGCGTACCTTTTGACTTTGTATGCATACTTTTCTTCTTAGTTGCACGTTGCCACTTATTTCTTGTCTTCCACGACTTGACTGTACTAAGAGCAACGCCATACTTAGCAGCAATATCTTTATACTTCATACCAGCTAGATAATCTGCTTTTGCATCTTCCATCTTACTCATCGCATATTCACCACCACCTTAATTTTTGCAAAATAAAAAGAGCTTGCTATTTCAATAAGCAAACTCTTTAGCGATATCGCAAGCGAATAAAAACATGTAAAAATCAAATGACTTAAATAATAAAACAATTAACGCTGATACTTGCGATATCTGATGACCGATAGCGGAGTTGCACCACTACCAGCCTGTTTTATAGGAGTTTTGTGTAAGTATTACGTATTCCGAATTAACTCACAATACTACTATAGCCTATTATTAGTATGATTGGCATCTGCCATTAATCCTCCAGATTTCTTGTATCTTACCGATTATTTATATTTATGTAAATCAATGATTGGTTCACAGTTCATGTATCTTTGCCAATGGTCAAAGCTGTCAGCAAAGAATAACTGTGCCCTTCTTTTTAGGAAATTATATTGCGAATGCCCGTATCTAATTGCTTCAGCTATTTGCCAGTTTTCCATCTTGTAGATATAGAGATCACGCATTATTATTTTTGACATTTCAGGCAGATGGTAAATGGTATGATGGATTGCTCTTATTTCAGCTTCTGCATTAAGTCCACGGATAATGCTGGCTTCAGCATGATTAGACCCATTAGAGTGACCAGGTGCAAGTGATAAGCTTGGCGATCGCAAATCAGTTAAACTACGACCAGCCATCAGGATCAACTTTTCTAAATCGTCAGTTAAAAATTCATCAACTTTGTCACATGTTTTATTGCAGTCCAATTCTTCAAATAATAAACTCACAGTTCCACTCCTCAATTTAACTGTTATTTTTAATACCTCATTTCTATATTTTAATACATATAATAGTTAAAAGGTATGGTAACAAGTAGACTAAAATTGCTTGTAAGTCCTGATATCATAAGAATCTTTAACTCGCTCTGTACCATGCCCATCGATCATGTGTGAACCTAACGGTATCTGTTCCCAATGGAACTTTTTTAGATGGTAAGCTTTATGGCGTCTATCACAAAGATAATCAATTGCACCAGCAGTAGTAGGTATCTTGAAAGCCTTACGTAGTGCATTTAAATCTGTATAGAACTTGCCATCAATTAAATAGTTATAGTGAGGTACAATCGGAATTCTTGCTTCTCTACGAAAAATTTCAATAACTGACGCTGCAAACTCGGTTTCAGCAGAAATTTCCCACTTATCAAATCCTCGTTCAAGAAGCTTAATACAATTAGCTCGTCTATCTTCAAACGTTCCAGAAGCCAGCTCATGAAGCTTAGTAAGCTGTGGGCTATCCATATCAAAACGATTAATTGATCCGTCTTTTTCTAATTCATGCAAATAATCATAGAACTCTACAGAAAGCGTCATGCAATTCCTCCTTCATAATCATCAAAACCATAGCCTATAAGTGCACCTTCGACTATCATTCGAGCATCATCTACACTGCGAGCAATGCCGTGAATAATACCATGTGATGTAAGCATGTGATGAAAACGTATCTGATCTTCTCTTGGTTTACCAGTTGCATTCTTAACTTCAATATAGAAAGCTTTGCCATCAATCCATCTAAAACCGGACAAGTCGGGAAAGCCAGAAGGTAATCCAGTAGAAAAGAAACGCCCATCTGGTGTTCTCATCTTTCCAACATTAGCACGGAACACTGTACAACCATGCTTAGATAATTCAATTTGTATCTTGGATTGAATACTATGTTCTGATTCAGACGTTAGCTTCATTTTCATAGTGCTTCTCCAATACGTCGGCAACCATAGTCGTTAATTCTTTATAGCCATGCTTTTGTTGATCTTCCTTTAATTGCTTAACAGTTGATTGCTTAATAGGCATATTTGTTAAATTAATAACATCTACACGCGCAGAGAGATGAGTATCAATTGCAAGATAAAAAATAGCGTCACCATGATGGAAAGAATCAGGTTCAAGCTGTAAGCCATTAATTAAGAAATCTAAATCAGGATAAATTTTCTCTAAAGTATTTTTTAATTCATGTTTTAACTTTTCTTCTTTATTTAAATTCAAATTTTCCATTTTATTTTTCCTCAATCTTCTTTGGTAATAGTTCAGTCTGAACACTAGTAAAGTCAACTGTTAATTTATTTTGTGCAATCTCGTTAAGCGTGTTTAAATTTATTTTCTTAGAATCAGCAACAAGTGTAATCACTACATCACTACCATCTGCTTTAAAATTTTTAATACCTGCATCAAATGATAATTGATTACCTTTTAATTGCTTATTTGTATTTTCTGTCATTCTTGTTTACTCCTTACTACTAAAATCAAAAATGCCGCAAAAATCCAATCAGACACAGTTAAATGCCCACTTCTTCATATGTGATTAGAGCGCTGAATATATAATTATCGTCATTCGAATCAAATAAAACACTGAATTTTATATCAACAATATGTTTATGTTGAATAAATTCATTAATTTCATCATCAAACCAATCTTCGCGCATGTTTACAATTGTTTTAACTTTCATTACTTCCAGTCCATCTCCCATTTTCCGTTGCCAATGTACTTAACCAGTTCATTTCTATTGGGAAGTACATAACGTCCATTAATTTTAAATAAAAGCATTTGTTCACTTGCAGAAGTCACATATTTAACTCCATATTTATCCTTATAAATATTTGTATCAAATACATTTAAAATATCGTATGGCTTATTCCAGTCATAAATGTTAGGTAAGTCTTTCATAACTTATTCTTCCTTGATATCAACTAGCTCTACTGCTACTAACATGTCTGGTAATGACTCTAACAAATCTTCGCATTCGCATTCCTCGCCTTTGTCGTTTATCAAAATTGCTTGATACCATTCTTCGCCATAATCATCTTCTCCAAGGTATTTAAAATCAAAATTAAATTTACTGCTTTTTTGTTTTAATAAGCGCAATAAGTTATCAGGATCTTCAAAATTAGAAAGAAGGTCAGCAAATGGCACATTGCCGCCAATTTCAACACAGGCTATCCCCTTATATTTCCATTGTTGAAATGTCAGTTTAATTGTTTTTTTAGAAAAATAATTTGTAATATTAGGATCTAACGACTTCATTTTAATAACTTCCTTCCACACATAGGACAATAAGAGATATATTGCATTATCAGGTACTAAGTCATTTCTAATTCTTTTAAGTCCATGGCAGTACGGACATTTATCGTTTATAGCCAATATTTATTCTCCTAAAATAAGTGTCGAAGGTACTTTATGCCATTTGTCAGAATAATTAGAATAAAGCTTCTCCACGCTAGAACAAGGATTCCCGTAAACATCTATATTGTTAGTACTATATGTCTCATTAGAAGTATTGTTTGAATCAATATCCATTAAGCAATATTTCTTACTATCATTCTGAACAATTAAAGCTTTATATCCATCTTTGTCTTTTAATACATCGCCTTTTGCCCAATGCTCTTCTATAGCTGCTGTTTTATCTACAATTTTCATTAGTTAAGCTCCTTTCCTTGAATATTAGCCTGTAAGTTAAATCCATATTTAAATGCTTCGTTCGATTTAATCCCAATTTCATCTGGATATTCATAGATATCTTTAGGATCAATATATTCATCTTCTAACCAAGCTTGCTTTACTAGTATCAAAATCTGTCACACTACTTGGATCATCAATATTGTATTGCTCAAAAATTTCCACTGCGTATATTAATTTATCGTTTACCATTTACTTGTTTCCTCGTTGCCATTCTTTCTATTTAACTAACTTCGCTAAGATCTTTTGCTTATTTGCAATTGATAATTGGCTAATATCATCAACTAATTGATTGAATTTTGCATCAGCTTGCTTTTGACGGGCTTCTTTTTTACGCTTAGATATTTCGTCATCTTCTGCCTTAATCAATTCATCAAGGATTTTAAAGCTAAACTCTATAACTTCATGCTTTGCATACTCCTCATTTGCGCCACTAGATTCAATATCATAAATCAAAGTATGAATAGATTGAATACTTGTATAATTACCATTCTGATACGGTTCTAGATGATCTTCCAGATCTCTATATTTATTAGAAAACTTACTATCATCAGAAGATAGATCCAGTTTCGTAACTTCAAAACCTGGAGTCGGATGCTCCCAATATCCATGATCGCTAGTAGTCCAAGGTAAGCGTAAGTATTTATGAATTAAAGTGGGCAAAATGATCTCAGGCGAATTAGATAAAACTAAGTCGTAGTCACTTACAATACAGTCTGCCAGATCTCTCCAGCCTGTTTTTACAATATAAACTTTATATTCTCCACTATCGATTTCAGGTTTAAATTCAAGAATATCAACCATAAAATAATTACCTCCACAGTTCTATGCGTAATAAGCTGAAGCATCTTGCAAAGCTATTTTTGTTGCACGCCTGTTTTCTTTGTCTGATAAGCTTGAATATTTAAGTTCATCAGCTATTGCATTATTAATTGCTCTGCTTAGTCTATCTTCCAGCTTCTTTCCTTCTGGCGTTAAGTCGCCGTAAGCTAACTCGCCTTGTAAATATGGAACTGAAACTTCAAAAAAATCGGCTAAGGCTTTATATGTTGCTTTAGTTGGATGGCTTTTTTCAGTTTCCCATTTAGATATAACAGAAAAATTTATTGGTTTTATTTTTAATCGATTCTGCCAAATAAAATTATTAAACTCTTCCGCAAGCTCGCTTTGCTTTAATCCATGTTCTCTTCTTAACTGCTTTATTCTATTTTTCATTTTTATCTTCCTATTTTTGCACAACACTATCGTTAACTGATTGGAATCAATATTCGAATCTACTCATAAAATGTGACAGGTTGCCTAAAAACATGACTAGTTCGTGACAAGTTTGTGGCGGGTTTTAATCTTACGGGCTGTAAGGTTGTGACAAGTATTACTAGTTTATTTACTAAAAA